GGAACACAGCTCTGTCCTACCAGGGCTCAGGCTGCCAATGTGCGTCGAGGGCGTACCAGCGCGACCCATTACCGGACAACGCGTTGTCCGCGACCAACTGGACACCCATCTGGGCACGCAACACGGAGGACCAATGAGCGACAACGAGCCAAGATGCCGATGTGGTGACCGGATTAAGGAGGTTGACCTCTACGCCGGGCCATTCGGCCAGAAGTCGGGCCCAAGGTTTGGTTGGCAGCACATCGACAAGTACCGGAACTTCAGCCATCAGGCACGGCTCGACTGGGAAGACTTGGCCAACCAATGAGCGACTGTCCGCTCTGTGGCGACACCCACCCGTCCGAGCCCGTCGACGCGTGCCCGGGTGAGTGCAACCATGCCTGGATCACCGCGGAACGGGCCGCGTTCTACGAAGCCACGTCACGCCGGCCCGACCCCGAACTCATCAACCATGGCGTGCCCATGGTTGAGGCCGCCCCTGTCTGGTGCCGTCCCTGCCAAGAACACATCACCGATGTCATCGCGGGATTCCCCGCCTTGTGCGCACCCTTGACTCCCGGCCCACTCAACACCGGTAGGGACGTCCAGGTGGGCCCGCGCGTGGCCACCATCCACCCACCCACACCATCACCAGCATGGGACCAAGCCGACGAGATCATCCGGTGGGCAGTCAACACCGAAGACCAACTGCGAGCCCGCATCGGCGACCTCGGTCGTGGCCCGCGCCCCTGGCGCACCCTCGGATCAGCCGTCTACTACCTGACCACCCACGCCACACCACTGCTGTCGTGCCCTGACGCGGTGGCCATCGGTTTCGACGCGATGCGAATGTCACGGCGACTGGTTCAAGTCACAGGCACCGACAAACTCATCCACCGGCTCCCTGGGGAATGCCTGGTGTGCGACCGCAGAAGCCTGCAACGATCCGACGGCAACGACCTGGTGAAGTGCTGGGCGTGTGGGGCGTCCTGGGACTTCGAGTATTACCAGTTCCTTGCCAAGGCTCACGCTGACGAAGCGAGAACCGGTTGAGTCCGCTGTCACTGCGCGACATGGGACTACTCACCCTCACCGAAGCGGCTGAGATCGCAGGGTTCCCTGTGGCCACGATCCGAGTGTGGATCACCCGGTATGACCTTGCATCGACACGGGTACTAGGCGAAGTGATGATCTCCGAAATGGAGTTCTACGACTGCGAGAGGGCACGCCGCAACACGCCGCAAGGACGCAGTAGACGAAGTGAATGACATCCGTGTAATATGAAAACCACGCGACCGCATTGTCGCCACCCAAAAGGCCCGGATCGAGCACACGCTCTCCGGGCCTCACCTATGCTCCCGCAGCCCTCGCCGGCACGTCACCAACACACAGGCCCAGAGCCCACGACGTCACACCGCGAGGCTGCGGGCACCAACACCCAGCGCAGGAGGTTCGCCATGCCCAGACACATCCACGTGCTCATCCCGTTGACCCGGAAGGATGTACGCTCCCTCCTCTGGCACGCCGCCTACTGCCGTTGGTACGACTCCCGCGAGGTAGGACACCACGCCCGCGCTCGGATGTGGGGACGCGTGTCCGACCTTCTCTGCCCGTAGCCATGACGATCACAAGGCGCGCCGACGTCTCCCTTGCTGAGATCGACGTGGCACTCACCACCCTGACCCACATGCGGACCCGCGCAGTGAACGCCCCCGACCTACCCAACGTCCGGCGGTTCAGTGAGCGCATCGACGAGCTGCTCGACGCCCGGATGGTGCTGACTCGGGACCTGCCCGCGGCGATGTCCGTGTTCAGTGAGCGATGAGCCTGCGTGTCTGCTCTCAGCCAGGGTGCGCCACGCTCATCGACACGTCCGGCTACTGCCCAAGCCATGCGAGGGAACGTGACACGGCGCGAGGTAGCAGACAGGACCGCGGCTATGACGCAGCACACGACGCTGAGCGAGCAAGGTGGGCGCGCATCATCAAGCGGACCTCAGTGCCCTGCGCTCGATGCCATGAGCCGATCACAGACGGCATGGCTTGGGACCTCGGACACACCGACGACCGCAAGGCATGGACCGGACCCGAGCACGCCGGACCCTGCAACCGATCAGCGGCAGGCAAGGCATCTCACCAGACGACTTGACCACCTCAAGGGGTGGGGGGTGACCCCTGAGCCACGCACGGCGGCAGTACCGCCGGGGAGGTGACTCGCAGTCCAGAGGGCTAGGTTTTCCTTTCGGCCCCCTCCCATACCCGCCCCATGAGTTACCCGAGGAGGCGATGACCGTGGCTGCTATGAAGGCCCCAACTGGTCTCGGCTCTGGTGGTCGTGCGCTGTGGACGTCGATCACCACCGCTCATGTTCTCGACGGTGCCCAGATGGTGCAGCTCCTTGAGGCGTGCCGCTCGAAGGATCGCCTCGACAAGCTCGACCAGATCCTGCGCGCGGACGTGGACACTTGGGCGACGCTCGTCCTCGACATCAACTCGGACGGTCAGGTCTTCGAGCTCCGCATGACTCAGGCGTTGACCCAAGCGAACACGACGGCGAACGTGATGAAGCAACTCCTGGCCGCGTTGCGTCTGCCGGATGAGGCTGGCAAGAAGCCGCAGTCTCATGGCAACCGTGGCGTGCAGAAGCCGTCCGTCCCTGGTGGCAAGGTGTCGAGCCTGGATCGAGCCCGGGCCGCTAAGTCGTCCTGATGGCCAAGCGGTTTGTGCCGCTCTTCGAGGGTCACTTCGCCTCGATCGGCTATGAGGTTCTGGACCAGATCGAAGAGTTCATGTGCCACGGCGAGGGCGACATCCAAGGTCAGCCCGCGCAGATCGATGACGAGATGCGTGAGCACATCATCGAGTGCTACCGGATTGACCCGGTCACTGGCCGGCGGGTCTACAACGAGGGCGTGTTGTCAAGGCCGAAGGGTCGCGCCAAGTCGGAGATTGCAGGATGGGTAGGGACGGCTGAGGCGTTCTGCCGGGTCCGCTTCGACGGTTGGGACGCGCACGGCCAGCCGGTCGCCAGGGCTGTGACCTCGCCGCTGGTCAAGTGCCTTGCGACCGAAGAGGGCCAGAGCGGTAACACGTTCAAGACGATTGCGTTCATCGCTGGCGAGTGGGGTCAGGACAACCACCCGGACATCTACGGCGGTGCGAGCGGCATCCGCAACTACTCTGCAGCGTCCGCGATCTACCTGCCCCACGGTGGGGACGTCCGGCGTTGCACTTCAGGTTCGTCATCCAAGGATGGCGGGCTTGAGACGCACGTCGTCGCGGATGAGACGCACCTGTACGTGCTGCCCGAACTGCGTGAGATGTACTCCACGATCGCCCGGAACATGGGCAAGCGGTTCGACGCGGACCCGTGGATTCATCAGACCTCGACGGCGTACCGCCCCGGCGAACAGTCCGTCTTCGAGGAGACGCTGACCCTGTGGCGCAAGGGCGAACTGCCCGCGTCGGTCTATGTGAACCACCGCGAGGCCAAGGGCAAGATCGACATCACCGACGATGACGCGACGCTCAAGCAGCTGCGCTACGTGTACGGCGCGGCTGCTGGCTGGATCGACATGGACCGCAAGTTGCGGGACATGCGCGACCCGAGGATCTGCCCGGACGTGGCGACTGCGGCCCGGTACTTCCTGAACCGTCCGATGAGCACGAAGGATGCGTGGATCGCCAAGGATGTTGTCGAGCGTCAGATGACGACGGGCGTGGTGGTCGCGTTCGGCGAGAAGATCACGGTCGGCTTCGACGGTTCCCTCAACAACGACACGACGGTCCTGCGTGGCTGCCGGATCTCGGACGGGTTCAGGTTCCGCATCGGCGCCTGGGCCAAGCCTGAGGGCGCGGCCGGGATCGGCTGGGATGTCCCCCGGCTTGAGGTGTTGGCTGCGATCCGCCAAGCGCATGAGCGTTACGACGTGGTCCGCGGCTACTACGACCCGCACGAGTGGCGCTCCGACATCGACGCCCTGGCTCTTGAGTTGGGTGTCGAGCGGGTCATCCCGTGGGAGACGCGCCGAGACGTTGCGATGGGCGCGGCGCTCGACCGGCTGCACGCGGACATCAGCACTGGTGTGACGTTCCAGTGCGACGACCCGCTGACGTTGGAGCACTACGGCAACGCCTACGTGACGCATCGCGGGAAGTTGCGGCTGGTCCGCAAGGAGTACCCGAACTCGCCTCGCAAGATCGACTCGGTTGTTGGTGACGCGCTCGCCTATGAGGCCCGTGCTGACGTTCTGACCGCTGCTCCTGAGAAGCAGTCCTTGACCCGCGTTCGCGGCCGAGTGTCCAGCTACTAACGGAAGGGGCCTAGCGTGCCTGAACTAGTGCCGATGTCCCCGCTGTGGTGGGTGGCCAGGCTGCACAAGCGGATCGAGGAGCAGGCGGAGGAGTACGAGTTCTTTGACGCGTACTACCGCGGCGACCACCCGCTGCCGTGGCTGACTCCGCAGAACCGTGAGGAGTTCCGCCGCATCATGCGGATGACTCGGTCGAACTACATGGGCCTGGTCTGTGACGCGTCTGCGGAGCGTCAGGTGATCGAGGGTTTCCGTCTCGGCGCCGACGCCATCGAGGGCGACAAGGAGACGTGGCGGATCTGGCAGGCGAACAACCTGGACTCCACCTCAGACCAAGGCATCCTCGAAGCAACAATCTGCGGTGAATCGTTGATGCTGGTCGCCCCGAATCCCACGGATGCGAAGACCCCGTTCATGTGGGTGGAGCATTCATCGCAGGCGGCCGTGGAGTTCGAGCCGGGCAGTAATCGGCAGGTACGCAAGGCTGGGCAGAAGGTCTGGAACGACGACTGGACCGGCGACCTGCACTGCTCGCTGTGGCTCGACGGGTTCCTGTTCAAGTACCAGACGAAGCGGCGCGAGGGACAGCTGGCCGAGTCGCTGATCTGGGAGCCTCGGGTCGTCGGCAAAGAGCAGTGGCCGGCGAAGAACCCTCTTGAGGTCGTCCCGCTGTTCGAATTGCCGAACAACCCCCGCTTGCTGACTGGCGGCGTGTCCGAGCTCGCGGACCTGACAGACATTCAGGACCGGGTCAACAAGACGGTCGCTGACCGGCTCATCACCCAGGACTATGGCGCGGACCCTATGAAATGGGCGACGGCATATCCCTTAGTGGACGAGAAGGGCAACCCGCTGCCGCCAGTCGACGTTGGCCGCAACCGCATGATGACCACGGACGTCGAGGAGACGAGGTTCGGGCAGTTCACCGGAGCGCCGCTGGACCCGTACAGCAATGCCAAGCGCGAGGACGTCAAGGACATCGCCTCACGCTCCCGCACGCCAGCTCAGTACCTGCTCGGTGAGATGAGCAACGTCAACGGTGAGACGCTGAAGGCATCGGAGTCGGGCCTGATCTCCAAGGTTCGCCAGCGGCAGCGCACGTTTGCTGAGGGCTTCGAGGCCGCCGTTCGCCTGGCACGTAAGGCTGCTGGGCTCCCTGACGTGGGTGGCGAGTCTCTTGAGACGATCTGGCGCGACCCGGAGTTCCGTACCGAGGGTGAGCGCACGGACTCCGTGGTCAAGAAGTACGGCGCCGGGCTGATTCCGCTGCGTCAGGCCCGTGAGGATCTGGGCTACTCCTCGACGGCGATCGACCGCATGGAGCAGCAGGACGAGAAGGCTGCCACGAATGACCCGATCGTCAATGCTGCCAACAAACTGATGGGTGGCGGCGCTCCTGCTGCTCCCATGATGAACGGTGGCCAGGGTGCTCCCGTCATCGGCGGCTGAGCATTTCGCGACACAGCAACGTCTGCAACTGGCCACGATCGGCCTGACCCGCCGCGAGTGGGCGAACATGGGCGCCGACTTTGACGCCTCGTGGGCGAAGATC